TGTTGGACTTGTTTCACCAACATTACACGTTAGAAAACTAATATACCCGCCGTCAGAACCATTTATTGCTTGTGCAAGATCAATCTGACTAACAATACCACGATTAGATTTGCCTATAATCCGACCACCAGCAGTTATTGCGTCTAGGGATTGTTTGCTTGTGATATGACCATTGGAGTCAACAGTTACTTGACCGCCACTGGTTGTGATATCCAGATCGGTTGAAGGGCTACTAGTGCCAATGCCTACTCTGTTATTTACAGAGTCAACTACAAGAGTGTCTGTATCCAGTGTGGTTGCACCAGTAACATCTAGTGTTCCAGCAATCGCAATATTAGTGTCTAACTTTGCAGAGGTAATCTGCCCGTCAGCAATATCTGCTGTAGCAACTGTGGTATCTCCTAATGAACGAGAACTGATTTTTCTAATTGCCATTATTCTTTCCCTTTAAGCATTTTTTGTAATTCAGCAGTAGAACCGACAAACAATGCGTTTGTAACATTCTTTGGTGCAGAGTTAGGAACTTCTTTAAGTTTCTTCATCTTTGTCTGCAAGTCACCTAGTTTTTCAGTAACCTCTGCTACTTGTTTAATTAAATTTCCAGCAACCTCATAACTGCGAGGATGGTCTGATTCTCTTGCAAGTTCAAGAATACCATCAATAGCATCCTGTCCTCTTTCAATCAGATTATAAAAGTTTTCTCTCTGATATTTATAATCATTATCTATGTCTTGTTCATCTAGAGTTGTTGTTGGAACAAGAACAGGTTTTGGTGGAGTAACCTCTTTTGTTGTTTTCTCCACTACATCTGTTATACCAAGAACATTATCCAGAATTTCTTCTTGTCGCATTAGTAGACCCTAATTCCCCACCAGTAAGTTACAGAGTTGTCATCAAAACTTGAAGAACCAGAAGTAATTTGAGAACCGCCGGCATTCAAATCCCATGTTCCGCCATCTGAATTAACAAAAACTGAAAATCGGTATCTATAATCAGCAGTAGGCTGGATGACGTGCATGTATGATGCAGTTAGAGTTGCGCCGTCTTGGTCAGATGAACCATCATAGTATCTTTGAGAGTTACAAAACACATCACTCCAAGTAGAACCTCCGTTTGTTGACTGTTGAACGCCAATTGATACATCCCTTAAAGCTTCAGCATTATCGGTATCAAATCCGGCTGATATACCAAAAATCCAGAACTGTGTCTCACCGTATGTTGATAGATTGGGTGTCCATGTGTTGTTTGCATCCCCAGAAAACCCATCAGTGGAATCATAATCAACTACTCCATTTGTATTAAATGGAACTACATATTCAGTGTTATCAGTGAGGTTATTCGCTGCAGTAGTGATTCTAAATCTAAAATAGTCTCTGAATTCTAGTTTGTTCGATTGGATGGCTCCTACCGCCATTTTATCATTAGTAATGGCACTATTTGCAATCTTTGCCGTAGTGATATTTGAATCTAATATTTTGGCCGTAGTGACGGCACCATCTGAGATTTCGGAAACGGTAACAGAGTTTGCTGCTAAATCTTCTGCAACAATAACGTCTGTTCCAATCATTTGTGATGTAATTCTTTGAATTGCCATGTTTCTTTATCCTTTAAGACTATTTATTCGTCTTCTCCTGTCTCTGGATTAAATTCTTTTGCGTCTTGGAAGAACGAAGTTGTTTCACTAAAACCAAAATCATCATCATCAGCAAAAGAAGTTACTGGATCGGGAGTAGCAGTAAACCTTTGTTCTCTTGTTGGAGAAACTGCTGGTAGGTTTGCATACTGATCGACTTGAACAGACTTGATAACCTTCTGAGAAGATACAGGCCCATACAAATAAAATTTTGCTGTAAAATTCAAAGTGTAGATAATTGCTCTTCTAGATGCAAAGTCTCCTTCATAATCATCTTCATAAGTAATACCACTCAATATAATAGGAACATCCCGAATAATATCTAAGTCTGGACGTTCTCTAATTGTAATAGTATATTCTGGTTGAAAGAATGGTAGAATTTGTTCTGTAATTTGTAGTGCGTCATCTGAATTCTTTGCCATAACATACAATTCAAAATTGATGTTATATGGAACAGGCATATATGAAGAAAGAAGTTGATCAGCAGTAGAACTATTTGTCTTCTTCTTTACTTTAATTGCTCTGTTTAGTTTTCGACTTGCATCATACTCTAGTCCAGTAATCTCAAATCCTAAACGTGGAAGAGTAATTGCAACCTTCTTAGAAAGGTTTGGGTCTTCCGTTAAACGAGACAACCACTTCTGTTTTGGGCCATATGCAAGTGGCACTTTCATAGTTTGTATAATTGCACCGGCATTGTTCTTACGAACAATTTCAATGTCATTAAACATTGTTCCAAATGCAACAACAATATCTCTTGTTGTCTCGTGATAAAAATGTTGTCCAATCATATTATTTTAATCCTATATCTCCAAATGGATTCGATTCTGTAAAGTCTAGTATCGTATCATCCAATCTTTCAAAATCATTATTATCAGACCTTTCATCTATAGTCTGAATATTATATTGCTCTAGTATTATATAGGAAGGTGATGCACCAGGCACCGAATTCTCTAATATAATAGAACCACTGTATGTTTCATCTTCAGCAAGAATATAATCATTAACACCAGAATCTTCTTGAATAATTAAACCACTTCTATCTTCAAGTCTAATTTGTTCATTAACAGTTCCCTGTTGTTCTAGTGTTACTTGATATTCAAGTTGGTTTAGACTGTTATCAGTTTCTACACCATCAATTTCTGCAATACCAGTTGCAAGGTCTTCATGACCATACTCAAATAAACGACACTTTAATTTGTATGCTGGAACATTGTGAACTTGATAGAAAGGATCATCGTGATCCACAAATCCAATTTCAAACAACTTTTGTGTTTTCGGGAAATAAATTAAATCTCCCTCATTTGGTCTACTTGATACAATTAAATTAGAATCTATAGAAACAAACTGTTCCCATCTTCTTCTTGCAACAATAAATGTTGCCTCATTTTGTATATCCAATCCAAACTTTGACATGAGTTCTTTTTCGCCCTCATATCCATCCACATTTTCAAAATACATTTCGATAAGATACGCTTCATTAAAAGAGGATAATGTATCCTCTCCAAAAATATCATCTTCATTAACCAGTTTACGAGGCATATAGTAGACATCTTGTCCATAAATCCTCAACTGTTCAATCATCAAGTCTTCATAGAGTGCCTGTTCTGGTCGTGTTCCAGTATCGAAATATACATTAGTCGGCATAACCTACCCTATCATATGCATTGGTGGAAGTTCGTATGCTAATTGAATTTGTTCCTCAAGTTTTTCGATTTCCGTTTGAGCCTCCTCAAAAAGTTTTGCCCCGTTGAGAGTAACACCACCCAACATCTGAACTCCTTCAAATTTAGAAAGATTTGCACCCCATTGACGTTTAATCAACTGTGTAGTATATTTTTTAAGATACATATCATTCCACACATCAGTATATGTTGAAGGATCTAAAACTCTATATGCTTCAATTACAATATAATCTCCAGCAGAAACAGCTGTCTGCCAATCCATATCCAAATACAATCTATTTTGGTGCTGATTAAATCGAATAGGAACTTGTCCAACCAAAATATTATCTAAAAAGTCGATATGTTGCATTGTCATTTGATAGTGAATAACTGATGTTGAACTAAAGTCATACAAGTCATTCAGTCTCAATTGATAACGAACATCAAAAAGATTAATATTTGCTTTATCCGAAAAATCAAAAACTCTTACTACACTAAGAATAGATTCTGGAACTGGAATATAATTTTTCTGTAGTTTCCATGTAGCAGTTGTTGAACCGTCTACATCTGTAACGGCCGTGAGTGTTTCATCACTCCTAGCACGAGTTATATCATCAGCAGTAATTTGATATTTTAAATAAACCCTCTCAACACCATCATAGTGATATTGTCCAAAATATTGAAGAGCTTCATCTATCCTATCTTCAACTTGATCTGGATCTACATTGATTTCAATTACTGGTTTACCTAGAGCTCTTAAACAATATTCTTTAAGGTTTGCTCTTGAACTTGGTGTTGCCATATCATTTTATCCTAATGCGATTGCCATTGCGATGGAGAACCCACTATCTGGTGCATTACCTTCTGCGACTTGAACCACAGTTCCATCACTCTTTTTACTATACATCTTTTGGTCTTCTAAATTGACCGCCAATTCACCAACCTCAAGATCAGAAGCCTGCGGCACTGAAGACGCAGTTTCCGATCTTTTGATTTTAATTGCTGTTGTCATTATCTAATACCTATTTTAATAAGTTCCACCATCAATTCCAGTAACAGTTACAGCACCAGAGGTAACAGTAAAGTTATCAGAACTAAATGATGCGACACCCTTAACAGAAGTTGTTGCAGTAGCAACACTAAATGTCAAGTCATCTGTTCCATCTGTAGAAGAAACAGTGATGTTTGTTTGTGTTCCGTTACCAATCATTGCAGCAACAGCGTCATAAACTCTTTCGTCTTGGTAATATAGGTTAGTAGAACCTTCACCAATGTCATCAGTGTCCAGTGTAATAGAAGCACCTAGAGCAACTGTATTAGAGTTAATTGTTACTGAATCATTGACAAGTTTTGCATTTGCAATTGAACCAGCCAACATTGCATTGGTAATACCAAGTGCCTTGACTTGTAGACTGTCCCCAGAAATCTCAATAGATGAGTCGTCCACATTTACTGCATGTGTTACAACATCACCAGAGACAGATGAGGTAATACCAGAACCACCAGTGAAGGTGAAAGTATCACCCAAGTCCACTGCGTTTGAACCAGAGTCACCAGACATTGTAATGGTTGAGTTAGTCAACTTGGCGTTTGCAATTGAACCGGCAAG